CAAATGAAGGCGGATTAAATAATGAATATAAATTAAGAAAAGATGAGGAGAGTGCTATTAAGATGCTCAAGAAATGGGGCTCAGATATTATTCAACTCAAAAAGAATAATAGTAATGGGAGAATAGATATTAGAATTAAATGGAAAAATATATGAAAAGAATAGACCTTATCAAAGTAGAACATAATGTAAAAATGGGAGATACTTGTCCTAGCTATGAACCTAACATAACAGAAGATTGTATCTTCTACGAAAACGGTGAGCCGGTAGGATTTTATATTAAAAAAATGCCAGAATATATGTGTAAATTAGCAGATATAGCTAATGCAGAAGTCCGGAGTGATAGAGTCCCAAAAAATTCAACTGCTAGGATGCCAACTGATGGACTAGATGAAACTACAGGGAAATATAAGTATAAAAATGTTGTAGCTCAATACTCAGCTATTATAGGAGGTGTACCTCCAAAAGCTCATATGAAAAGACCATATCCAAGTATGAGTTCGGTTCACTCTGTACCCTCGGCTCAAACTTTTATTAAAGCAATGTTATTACTTGCTAATGAATCTGAAAAACTTATAAAAGAAATACTCCCTACCCAGTGGGAAAAGCAAACAGAGTTATTTAAGAGTGTGCCAAAAAAATGGAGATTTGGTAATCTTTGGACAAGCTCAATTACTAATTGTAATATCTCCGCAGACTTTCACAGAGATAATGCTAATATAAAGGGAGCTTCAAATGTTATCATAACTAAAAGAAATAATGCCACAGGAGGAAATCTACATATCCCAGATTATAATGCAACAATGGATAGTGCTAATAATTCTATATTATTTTATCCGGCTTGGAAGAATATGCACGGAGTCACACCTATAGTTCCAACTTATGAAGGAGGTTATAGGAATTCACTTGTGTTTTATCCATTATCAGCTTTTGTAAAAAAATCATAATACAACGATTATACAACGATTATGGGATATAAAAAGATTCAACCTAGATGGAAAAAAGGAGAGAGCGGGAATAAAAAAGGTAGACCTAGAAAGCTAGTCACTCAAACTATATTACAATTACAGGAATTGGGAATAAATGAAGTGACGGCTCAAGAAGTCAAAACTGTATATATGTCTTTGATTAATGCCACTATAAAAGAATTAGAGGCTTTGGGAAAGGATAAAACTCAACCGGCTATAGTTAGAATTGTTATATCCCAGATATTAAGTAAAAAGGGATATGATATAATAGAGAAGATGTTAGATAGAAGTATAGGGAAAGCACAGATGAACATAGACCATACAACTTTAGGAGAAAAAATCTCAGAAGTAAACATAAACATAATTGATGGTACAAATGGATATCAACATACTGAAACCCTACAAGAAACTAATAACTAGTGATACTAGATATTATTTATTATACGGAGGTAGAGCCGGAGGAAGAAGTTATGCCGGTAGCCAAAAAGCAATTATAGATACTATAACTAGACCTTATAGCCGTATAGCTATAATGAGACTTATAGCCGGAGATATTCGCTCAAGTATTTGGCAAGATATAAAAGATAGATTAGAGGAATATGGATTGCCAGAACCTACGGCTGATAGAGATATGAAATATTCATATAATGGGAATACGATTGATTCAAAAGGATTCAAGCAGTCTTCCGGACAAAATAAGGCTAAATTAAAATCTTTAGCCGGTTATACTACAATTATTATTGAGGAGGCTGATGAGATATCTGAAGAGGACTTTGATAATCTAGATACTTCTATTAGAACTGTTAAGGCTAAGAACAATATTATATTGATGTTCAATATGCCAGATAAAAATCATTGGATAATAAAACGATGGTTCAATTTACAAGATTCAAATATAGAAGATTTTTATGTAGCAACTCCTAAAAATAGACCAGATACAACTTATATAGAGGCTAGTTATCAAGATAATATAATCAATTTATCTAAAGAGGCGGTAGATACAATGGAGTCTTTTATTCACAGGAGACCAGATTATTATTATAATATGATTAAAGGCTATGTCCCTTCCGGTAAAAGAGGTAGAGTATTTAAGAATTGGCACCCTATAACAAATCAAGAATTTGAAGAATTGCCTTATAGCTCAACATATGGACTAGACTTCGGATATAAAAATGACCCTACTGCACTTGTAGAGATTAAGAAGCATAATAATAAACTTTATCTAAAAGAACATATCTATGAGAGAGGACTACTCAATGCTCATATAGCTGATAGGATGAAAACTATAGGAATAAAAGAAACAATAATAGCAGATAGTGCGGAGCCTAAATCTATTGAGGAAATTAGGTTATACGGATTTGATATTATAGGAGCAGATAAATCTAAAGGCTCAGTTTCTTTTGGAATTGGAGCCTTACAGGAGATGGAAATATATTATACAGAGGATAGCTTGAATCTAGCAAATGAATTACAAAACTATGTATATAAACTAGATAAAAATAAAGAACCTACAAATGAACCTATAGATGAGAATAATCATATTATGGATGCAATAAGATATGGAGCTATAACTAAAAAAATAGACTTTGTAATACTATGAATTTATTAGAAGCCATAGAGGCTATAGAAACAAACCCAGAACTAAAAAACAAATTTGTAAATAAATGTATAGAAGTGTTCGGAGTTTCAATAGAGACCACTAAAAGAAAAGTATGGAAACACGAGTTTCTGCTTGAAGATAATGATTGGGAAATAATGACGGTAGAGCCTTCAAGAGATGTAGAGGATATTCACGATGAAATAATTCGCTCAATGCAATTAAAAGAGTATAATGATATTAGAATAGCTAAGGATATTATCAATGAAAAAGCATTTGAAAAGATAGCAGTTGACCATAATACAAGCCTAAAGCATATTAGAACTATTAAGAAGAAAATATATGAAGCCATTAAAACAAGACAAGACTAAAGTAGAAAAATTCAAGGCAGTTGTTTTGAATACTTTTGAAGAATCAGAGAACAGAACCCAAGGATTAATTAAGGTATGGAAAAATGAGGATTTGATATTTATCTATGAGACCCATGCTATAGTTTATGCTTTAGTGAATAAAATTGTAAACAGAATAGCTAATGGAGGTTATGAGTGGCTCAAGGATAATGAAAATATAGAAGATGCAAACACAGAGGCTATTGAGAACATATTCTCAGGAACTAGTGGGAATTCATCTACACTATTACAGATTAGAGAAATGGTAAGGAATTTATTAGTAGTTGGAGATACTTATATTGAAAAGGTAGCTTTCAACCCTAGAGTAGTCAAACTAGATACAGTGTCCCCAAAATATATGCGGAAAAAGGTTTCTGCCACTGGAGAGATATTAGAATATATACAATATAGGAACGGTAAGATATTGACTAGATGGACTCCAGAAGAAATGTACAATGAATCATTGAATAACTCAGATGTCTATGGAGTTGGGAGAGTTGAGGCTATAATGAGAGAGATTCAAGCAGATTTAGGAGCTATTGTATTCAACACTAAATTTTTTGAGAACTCAGCTACACCGGCTACAATTATCAAGCTAAAAGATGAAATTGCTCATAAATCTAAAGAGGAAAAAGATGAATATAGAAAGCAATTGTTATCTCAATATCAAGGAGCTTTGAACAGTGGTAAACCTATGATAAATAATATTATAGAAGAAGTTATCACTATAGATAGAGATTTAGATAAAATGCAATTTACAGAGAGCAGGGATAAATTCATAGAGAAGGCTTGTGCCGCTTTTGATATGTCTAAATCAATGATTGGAATAACTGATTCGGCTAATGAGGCTACTGCTTCTAATACTATGCAGAAGGAATTTTATCTCAATGCGGTAAGACCTTATGAGCAAATAATAGAAAGATTTATCAATGATGAAATATTGCCAGATTTGGGATTTGAGGGATATGAGCTACATATTCTAGAACAAAATTTTGTAGATGAAGCTGAAAAGATAGACAGTATTATAAAGCAAAGAGATGCCGGATTAATTAGCACAAATCAAGCCAGAAATATGTTAGGATTAGAAAGTATAGAGGAAGATTGGGCAGATGAATTGCAAGTCAAAACCGGAACAGGATTTATACCTTTAGCACCTCAAGAGCCAGAAAATAATCCTAGTTTAGATGTAGCTAATAATATGCCAGATGAAGCACAGGCTCAAAAGTCTGTATATAAAAGAATAAAAGATTTATTTATAATCAATGAAGATAAAGAATAAAAGAAGAGGTAAATTCATAACTGAATTAGAACTCAAGACTACTAATAAAATTAAAAAATCATTTAACAAAATGATAGATAATTTTAAGGGAGTGACTAAATTAGCCTTTGGTAAAAGCAACGGAGGAAATCCTATTGATATGCTAGTAGATATTGGCTTTGAAGAGATAACTCAGATATTAGAGGGAGCTACAATTACTACCTATGCCTATGCCTACCAAAATGTAGCTAATACTTTGGTATTTGATATTAATCTAGATAGAGTCAATAAACAGGCTTTAAGAGAAATACAAAAAAGAAAAGAGTTCGTTCAAGGTATGAAGAAATACACTCAATTGAAATTATATTCATCTTTGGAGGGAGCTTTGAAAGGAGATATAACCTATGAAGAATATCTAAAAGAAGCTGAAGATATATTTGTATTATCTAAAGATAGAGCCAGAAGAATTGCCGTAAATGAAATTGGGAGTGTATATGTGGAATCTACCTCAAATGCCGTGAGAGACTTCCAGATTCAAACAGGAGCGGTAATAAAAAAGAGATGGAACTCAGTCTCAGACGGACGAGTCACTCAAGGTTGTAAATACAATGAAAGTTTAGGATATGTGCCTCAAGATTTTATTTATCCAGATACAGACGGATTGGGCGGAGGAGATATGCCACCTAGATTTGTCGGATGTAGATGTGCTTTGGATTATGATGTGCAAGATTAATTAGTATAATAGAAATATAATAATCTAAAATTATGAATCAATTACAGTCTCAATTTAACTTTAACTTACAATTCAAGAAAGCCGTTGGAACAGTCAACAGAGAAATAGAAGGATATGCTTCAACTAGTTCTGAAGATAGGGATGGAGAATACTTCCCTAAAGAGCTATTACAAAAAGCCTCAGAAGAATATATCAAAATGGGAACACTCCTATTTGACCACGGAAACGACCCCGTTTATGGGAGGAGGACTATTGGGAAACTATATGAGGCTAATGTAGATGAGCAAGGGAGGATGTATGTTAAAGGTAGAGTTTCTGATGACTATATTTGGGAGAAGATTGAATTAGGAGAGCTACAAGCCTTTTCAATAGGAGGTAGAGCCAGTTGGGAGACTAAAGAAGTAGGAGGAAAAATAGTTGGAGTGGCTACAAGCCTTGAGATATTCGAGGTTTCTATAGTCTCAGTACCAGCTAATCCAGAAGCCTTATTCTCTATAGCTAAATCATTTGAATTAAGTTATAAAGAAGCAACTGATAACTTAGCCACTGAAAAAGTGTATAATAAAGATATAACAATTAAGAATAACCTTATGGAGGAAATGATGAAAAATCTTCACGAGAAAATAGATAATATTTTATCAGGAGATAAAGAAAAAGTAGAGCTCAAAAAGTCAATTGAAACTTTGGAGGCTAATAATGGGGAACTTCAAGCTAAAATTGAGGAACTTACAAAAAGCCTAGAAGACAAGCAGATTGAATTAGATGCTGAAAAGGAAAATATAAAAGCACTAGAAGAAACTGTAAAAAGTTTTGATACAAAATTAGAGGCACTAATCAGCACTAAAAAGAAAGCTAAGACAGACAAGGAAATTGAAAAGAGTACTAAAAAAGATGAGGAGAAAGTAGAGGATATAGGCAAGGAAGCAGATAAAATCTACAATGCAATCTTCAAAAGATAATTAATAACATAACATAATAATAATTATATGAGTCTAAAATTCACTTACAATTCAAAAGGAGAAGTTATACAAAAGGGAGCTATTGAAGCTAAAGATGCTTTCACTAGAGAGGTATTAGGAAAATTGAATAATGCTTTGATAAAAAATGCATCAGTACGAGCAGAGGCTTTAGATATGTATAAAGCACTAGATACTCAGACCGCCTCAGAAGGAGGAAATCTTATTGATACAATTCTATTTAGAGGAGTATTAGAAAGAGTTAGGCAATTCGGAACAGTCGCACCTTTGTTTAGAGATTTACAAATGCCATCCGCAATTTATGAGTTGCCAGTTGAATTAGCTGATGCTATTGTATATTTGACCCCAGAAAATACAACTGTACATAATCAAGTAGCATATAGCTCAACAAACCCTACATTTACTAAATCTACCTTGACTGCTAAGAAAATTACAGGTATGACTCATCTATCCGGAGAGATTGAAGAGGATTCTGTAATAGATATTATTTCATATGTAGTAGATAACCATGCTAAATCTATTGCCTATGCTTTAGACCAAGCTATTTTAGATGGAGATGCTGATGGGACTCATCAGGATGGAATCACTAATTCAAGAGATGTAAGAACTGCTTTTGATGGACTAAGAAAAATGGCTTTGGGAGTAGGAGCTTTAAGTATTGATGGAGCTGGAGCTGCAGTCACAATTCAAAAGATTATGGATGCTAAGGCTGCAATGGGAAAATATGCTCAAGGAATTGAGGCTAATAACTTAGCTATAATCTGTTCCGGTAGAACTTATAGCCAGTTAGAAGCAATTGCTTACTCAACCGCAAACAATAATATGTCTATATTCGGATACACTAATGGACAATTAAGTTCATTATTCGGAGCTCCTATTATTGCTAATGAGCTTGTAAGAAACGACTTAGCTTCAACTGGACTTTATACCGGAACTGGAGCATTATCTTACCTATTGTTAGTCAATACTTCAAGATTTGTCACTGGAACTAGAGCTTCAATTAGCTTTGAGAGTGATAGAGAGCCACAATTTGACCAGACTCAGTTATTCTCAAGATTGAGAAAGGGATTCACTTCAATTGGAACTCCATCAGCAACTGAAACCTCACTTGCTATAATCAGAAATATCTCAGCCTAGTCTAAGATTTATCACCAGCCTCTTCGGAGGCTGGGATAAGTTTTTGAAAAAAAATATGTATACAACATACCAAGATATACAAGCCAGATTCCCAAATATTAGTTTAGATGAGCAACTAGTTGAAACTTATATTACAGAGGCTCAAGATTGGATAGAAAGCTATACTGGAACTAGTTTCGCACCTACTATATCTTCGGCTACTCCTAGAATTTACTCTACTAAACCTCTATCCCGCAGGATTGTAATAGATTATGCTTATGAGGTAGAAACTGTAGAATTTTTGATATCTAGAACTCAGCAAGGGGATAGTTGGCAAGCCGTTGATTCAACTTCGTATAGAGTCACTCCAGAAAATACTACTCCAAAAATGGCAATTGAATTCATAGATAGTTTAGGATTGAATTATCCTATATATTTTGAGGGAAGTGATGCTAATGTTAGAGTCACGGCTAAATGGGGATATTCCGGTACAGTGCCTCCAGAAATTAAGAGAATAGCCACTCAATATGTAATATCTATAATGAGACAGGACGGAGTTGTAGATAATCTAGTTAGGAGTGAAAAAGTTGGGGATGCAAGTATTAGCTATGCTTTAGGGCAGAGTTCCTATGATATAGGTAATTTGGCTATGCAGTTGAATAAATATAAAGACCACGGAGATATAACAATATGAGCTTCTCAAGATTTTTAACTAGTGTAGGAACTATTAAGAGATTGAAACAGACTACAACCAGCGGAAGAGTCACAGAGGGATGGGATATTGTAGCAGATAGAAATGTAAAGGCTTGTGTTCAACCGGTAGCAGAGGAATTAATCTCAGTGGGAGAAGGCGATTTTTATAATACATTTACAATATACTTTGAGCCAAATACAGATATTCAAGTTGGGGATAAATATTATATTCGAGATGTAGAGT